CCGACGTTGGAGTACGTTTTGGCCTCATATGACCCAGCAACGAGCGAAAAAACGCACAATGACCCCACCGCGTGCGTAGTTTTGGGTGTTTTTGATCGAGAAGACGCTGGAACGTGCTGTATTTTGCTAGATTCTTGGGATGATCACCTGTCTTACCCCGAATTACGCCGAAAAGTACGCGATGATTACCGCGAAGTGGTGTATGGCGCCGATAATACGTTCGCAAAAGGCAAAAAAGCCGATTTAATTTTGATGGAAGACAAGTCGGCGGGTATTTCGTTGATCCAAGAGCTGCAAGGTGCTGGTTTACCAGTCAGAAGTTACAACCCAGGGCGTGCTGACAAGGTGCAGCGTATGAATATTGTGGCGCCGTTGATTGCCAAGGGTAGGGTGTTCGTACCAGAAGACCCTAACGCACCTGGAGAGGTGGCACCGTGGGCCAAGCGGTTCATTCGTCAGGTGTGTTCGTTCCCAGAAGCCAAAGGACACGACGACTACGTGGACGCACTGTCTCAAGCGTTGCGTGTGTTGCGTGACTCGGGGTGGCTGCAACTGGATCCGTTACCGGATCGAGACCACGACCACTCAGACGACATTGCAAAGCGTAAGGTGTACAACCCCTACGCCGCGTAAGGGGCGAAAACGCAAGTAAAAGTGGGTACTTAGCTATAGAGAATAACAAAAACCCCACCTCGGAACCTCTATATGAATCCAATTAAAACCCCGCAACAAATGCTTATGGAACAGGCAGGCCTACCTCATTATGTTGGTGGCGGTAAAGTGGTCATGGAACTTGGAAAAGATTTAATGCAACAATTTTCAGGTCGCATCCAAGAAGCCATTCGTAAATATGTTCGAGCAACCGGCAAGATGCCAACAAAAGAAGAAGTTGCGCAACTTGAAGATCACATCAGATCGTTAACCAAACCGGCACCATCAACTGGACCCGCACCAACCCGAGCACGCGTTGCTGCTGAGACGCCGTTCCCAAATAAATTGGTTGACGCAAATGGTCGCCCGTATTCTGCTGTCCCTGATCCCGTAACTGGTAAGTTGCGTACCCCAGAAGAGATGGGTGGGTTTAGTGTCAAAGATAAATTTGGCATGGGTCGTGGAAACATGGCTGCACGTAAAAATTTATACGAGGCACCACACGTGAATGCGTTTGGTGAAGATCCATTTTTATCGGTGGCCAACACTGGCCGTACACCAGAACGTACTTGGATGAAGTCATTCACACCATCGACAGAAGAACTGGCGCAACGTGAGTTGCAGGCTGCGGAAACGGGTGTTGATGATGCGATGGGTGGTCTGTCTCAAGTACGAATGACTGAGGGCGACATCCCAACAATTCAACCGTCACAGATTGCTGAAACTGCGAGCTCCTTAGAGGCGCCTGCAATGGATAAGATCAGCACTGAGATTTTGTTGGGTGAGCATAAAGATTTAGTGCGTCAAGTTGAGCAAGACTTTAGAGCGCGCGGAATTATTCCGGATCAAGAAGATATCATCAACGCGGTGACTGCGATGATTAATCCGATGCGCCACAACTACACGGGCATGAACCCGATTGGCCTGCGTCCTACGCCGCCTCGTGGTCGCTTGACAAGAGAGGCTGAAGTTGAAATGAACAACTGGCGCGACTTAGCGCGTGCGTCAGGTTTAAATGAAAAAACAATATCTGAACGCCCAGTTAATTGGAGCATGAAAAACAAGCAAGACTATTTGCTTGATACAGAACCTGGTAAGCGTGGGTCGTTTGCAAAAGATTGGGAGATGGGTGAGTATGCGTCGGGTGGCATGATACCTTCCAGCAACCCAAACGATTCAAACTTTTCTGATGGCGGCTACTCAGGGCAAATGACTAACCAGTCGCGTATCACTGGTGCCGCACCGCAGATGAACCCGACAAACAATCCGTTCCCACACGCGCCACAAAATTTGAGCAATCAAATGACGCAGGCCAATATGTTCCACTCTAGCGGCCCAACCCAAGGTATGTCACCCGCTGATATGCAAGCGCAGATGTTGGTTCGTGGTTATGCTGACGGCAAGATCGTAAAAAAACGGCCACCTGTCGATTATGGTATGGGCCGTTCTTTTTTAAAAGGTGCGTCACTTAATTGGAGTGAAGAAGCAGAAGCGGCAGCTAAAGCAGCAATGGGAGAAGGAACGTATGAAGAGAATTTGGCTGCCATTCAAGAAGGGCAACAAAAGTTTCAAAAACAATTTCCAGCCTTAGCAACAGGCACTGAACTTGCAGGCGGTTTGGCTTCAATGTTTTTACCAGGCAAAGCACTTATGATGGCGTCAAAATATGCGCCTAAATTAGCCCCTGTTGGAAAAGCCATATACGGCACTGGTTGGAAAAATTTAGTGGGACAAGGTGCAATTATGGGCGCCGGTGAAGCTGAAGAAGGCAGTCGATTAGAAGGCATGTTGCCAGGAGCAGCACAGAACCTTGTAATAGGTAAAGGCATGGAGTACATGGGGAAAGGCGTCAATGCTGCGTATCAAGCGGCAAGACGACGAATGATGAACCCCGAGGCCAGACTTGCAGAGGAGGTATCTGGCCGCCCTTTTGATTTTCGCTCAGGGATGAAGGCGACCTCTTCCCCTGAGCGTCAAGAGTGGATTGGTCGATCACACGAAGCTGGTGTCAAGGCGTTCATGGAAAATGATCCGGCATACAAGGCAGCGGTGTACGCGTCATGGTTGGAAAGACGTCCTGAAATAATTAAGCAGTCGGGTGCTCAGAATTATGACCAGCTGATGAAGGCAGTTTATGATCAGGCAGCAAAAGAAACAGGCCAACAGTTTAAAGCGATACCAAACAAGGTGCGCATGTATGGCCCTGATGAAGCAGCACAAAGCGACTACTTAACTCGTGCAGCTCGTTTAGGTAAACGGCCTGCGGAGTTCATGCGCGAACGATTGGCTGAGGGTAAGCCGTTTAATGTTTTTAAAGATGTGGACAATCCTCACCCGTACCTTGCTGAAAGAGACCCACAAACTGGGATGAATCAAAACGAACAATTTAGGGCCGTTCATGATTACTTTGGACACTTGGGCACAAAGAGGCCTAACACATTTGGCCCGAAGGGCGAAGAGAATGCTTGGCTTGCGCATCGTCAGATGTACTCGTCACTGGCTGAACCTGCTGTAACATCTGAGACGCGCGGAGCTAATAGCTTTGTGAATTACGTTGACCCAAAGAATTTGGCTTTACGTAAACAAGGAATGCCCACAACCGAATACGCTGAAAACAAACCTGTACTACTTCCTGCAGAAGCATCTGACCCCGCATACATGGGCGGTATGCCCGAATACCTAAAACGGATTATTAAATAATGGCACAAATTCCAGTCCTACCTATTCAAGCGGGTGGTAACCTGTCTGCTCTTTCGTTTGTCAAAGATCCGGATTCGGATGAACCAAACAAAGAAAAAGAGATTGAGAATATAGCAGACGCGCTTGATCTTGACATGGATGACGTAGAGCAAGAGATCATCGAAATGGAAGATGGCTCTGTTGTTATCAACATGCAGCAAGTGCAAAAGCCATCAGAGAATCCTGAGTTCTATGCCAACTTGGCTGAAATGATTGATGAAGCCACACTTGACTCGTTGGCTGACGAATACTTAGACCTTATTGAAGTTGACCGCGAGTCTCGTAAAAAGCGTGACGAGCAATACGAAGAAGGAATTCGTCGCACTGGTATGGGTAACGATGCCCCAGGTGGCGCAAACTTCCAAGGTGCGTCAAAGGTTGTGCACCCTATCATGGCGGAGGCCTGCGTTGACTTTGCTGCAAACGCATCGCGCGAGTTGTTGCCATCGGATGGATTGGTGAAGGGCAACATCGAAGGCGTATCGGATATGAAGAAACTTGACTCTGCTATGCGCAAGGTCAACTTCATGAACTGGCAGCTAACAAATCAGATTGAAGAGTACCGCGATGAGATGGAACAGCTGTTCACTCAGTTGCCGTTGGGTGGCTCTCAGTATTTGAAATGGCGTTTTGATCGAGACATGTGTCGTCCGGTTCCTGAGTGGATCCCGATTGATAATATTCTGTTGCCGTTTGCATCGACAAACTTCTACTCGTCACAGCGTATAACTGAGCAACAAGACATCACACAGGACACGTTTGAGCAGCATGTTGCAACGGGTGAGTATCGTGACATTGAAATATACAAAGCTGACTTAGACATAGACAAACAAACTAAGGCAGAAAAAGCAAACGATAAAATTGAAGGCCGCGAAGAACCAATTAAGAATGTTGATGGTTTGCGTCGTGTGTATGAGATCACCTGCTATTTAAAAATAGAAGACGATAACATTACTGAGGGTGATCGTGCCCCGTATATGTTAACGATTGATGAGTTGTCGGGTAAAGTTTTGTCGTTGTATCGTAACTGGGAAGCCGGCGACATCAAGATGAAAAAGCTCGACTGGATCGTTGAGTACAAGTTTATCCCATGGCGTGGCGCATACGGCATCGGTATGCCGCATTTGATCGGTGGCTTGGCTGCCGCATTGACGGGCTCGTTACGTGCGCTGATGGATACGGCACACGTCAACAACTCGATCACGATGCTGAAGTTAAAGGGTGGTCGTATTGGCGGTCAGACAGACCGGATCGAGCCAACACAGGTTGTTGAGATCGAGGGATCCCCTGGAGTTGACGACGTGCGTAAGTTGGCCATGCCCATGCCGTTTAATCCGCCGTCAACTGTTCTGTTCCAACTGCTAGGTTGGTTAACTGATGCGGCTAAGGGCGTGGTTAAGACCAGCGAAGGCCGTATTGCAGAGATGAACGCAAACACGCCTGTGGGCACAACGCAGGCGATGATTGAGCAGGGGTCTAAGGTATTCTCCAGCATTCACGCACGACTACACCGCTCACAAGCGAAGAGCTTGCAGATCCTGTCGCGCTTGAACTACTGGTATTTGGAGGATATGGATAACCAGTCAGGTGCGCAAATTGAGGTCGCTGACTTTGAAAACAGTAGTGATGTAACGCCGGTATCTGATCCTAATATTTTTAGTGAGACTCAGCGTCTAACACAAGCTCAGGCCACACTGCAGTTGGCTGAGAAGTTCCCCGATCTATATGACAAGCGTGAAGCTAACCTGCGCATCTTGCGTTTGATGAAGGTGCCGGATATCGATAAGATATTGCCAGATCCAAAGGGATCGCAAGAAAGCAACCCCGCGTTAGAGAATGTGCAGATGACTATGGGTGGCATGGCTGCGGCGTTCCCTGATCAAGAGCACATCGAGCACTTGAAGGTGCACTTGGCGTATATGATGGATCCAGCGTATGGCGGCAGTCCATTAATATCGTCGAAGTTAACGCCAATCATGTTGGAGCACATCAAGCAGCACCTGACGTTGCACTACCTTGCATCAATGCGCAACTACGTGAAGTATGCAACGGGTGGCGAGGATACGTTCAAGCTAAACGAAGAGCGTCAACTGGATGGCGCGGCGCAAGAGGCACTGGCCGTTGCCGCACAACTGGTAAACCAAGACTCGCAGCAAGTGTTCCAAGGCATTACGCCAATCGTTCAAAAACTGGTTGAACAGCAACAGCAGGCGGCGCAGAATCAGATGCAGCAGGCGGCTATGGCAGATCCTACGGCGCAGGCGTTGGTTCAGACACAGGTTGCAGAGACCAAGCGTAAGGCAGAAGAGGCGCAGGCTAGGTTCCAGCTTGAGCGCGAGAAGATGCAGGCTGAGATGGCTGACAAGGTACGTGACTTGGAGGCCAAACTTGCAGAGCTTCAAGCCAAGATGAGTCTGGAACAGCAACTGACTGATCAAGATAACGCGGCCAAGATTGCGATTGCAGACATCAACAACGCATCGAAGGAGCGTGTGGCGACCATTGCAGCGGGTCAGCAAATGAATCAAATGCAACAGCAACAGGCACACGAGCAAGGGATGCTTGCAATGGAAGCACAACAGCAGGCGTATAAAGACATGCAACAGCACGACATGCAGCAACTGCGAGAAGAACAGCAGCGCGCGCACGAAGAAACGCTACAAGCACAACAGCAATTTTTACAACAACAGCAGCAACTTCAACAACCCCCACAACCCCCACAGGAGTAAGATATGGAAAAAGAATTAGGCTTTCGTAAGGCGTACAAAATGACTGGCACACCAGGCTACGCAGGCGGCCCTTGCCAACCAGTAGAAAAAGGTCCATCGGGCTCAAAGCGCGCTGACAACGCTAAGGTTGCACTGGCTCAGGTACCAGAAGTCAATAGCAGGGGTTTAAAAACTAAATAGGGCGGAATTTCAAAAGTAAGTGGGTACTTACTTATGAAGGAGGGTTTTTGATGAAAGACCCGTTTTACGCCACGATGTTCAAAATTCAGGCCGAACTGAAGATACTTTCAGAGGCCTGTTTGAACGGAGTAGAAAGCTGGGACAAATACAACCAGCTTATAGGAAGAGCCAGAGGTCTGCAAGAGACCCTGGATATTATGAATGAAGTCTTGAGAGAAGACGAGGAAGACGATGAACACAGAAAGTAAATACCAGGTTGATGGTCGGAGTGAGACTGACTGCTTTCCGGAAGTAGATCCAGGAATAGACCTGAAGGGCAACAGAATCGTAGTCCAGCTTCGTAAGGCTAAGGACGTCAGCAAGGGGGGCATTATCCTTGTTGGTGATACCAAGGCAACGGAGAAGTGGAACGAGGTAATCGCTAAAGTCATTTCAGTAGGCCCCTTGGCCTACAAAGATGTCAACACACTTGAGTCATGGCCGGAAGGCGCATGGGCAGAACCAGGCGACTTGGTTCGCGTTATCAAGTACGGCGGTGATCGTTGGGCTGTACCACACGGCGACGGTGAAGTTGTATTTATTGTTTTGCAGGATCGAGAAGTGATCTGCAAAATTAAAAACTTTGAGGTGGCAAGGACAATGTTCCCCGCCTTTGTAGAGTAAGGATTTCGTATGAAAACCAGTGAGCGGCCCGAAGAGGGCGTGCCCGTCAAAGAACGTGACGACGGCACAGCATTAGCGTCAATTGATGATAACCTTGATCCGTTTGAAGATGAAGAGGATAACAAAGGTGAGATTGATGGTTTTGCCGAGGGTGGTCGAGCAGACCAAGAAGATGGTGATGAATCAGAAGAAGACCGTGAGGCTATTCGAGCCGCACGAAGAGAAGAGCGTAAGCTAAAGAAAGAGCTTTCAAAGCAGCGCGAGGTAAGTGCCAAGCACAAGATCAGCGCGCTAGAACGCCGTAATGAAGATCTGGCTAGGCGACTGGCACAAGTAGAGAACACTGCAACAAGTTTTCAGTTTGCTCAAATGGATCGTTTCATTGAAGATGAAGCGACACGCGTTGAGTACATGAAAATGAAGATGACCCAAGCAGCAGAGCAAGGGGACGTTGCGGGTCAGATGGAACTACTTGATCATTATCATGACGCGAAGAATAAGTTGGCTCAGGCTCAGTACCTGAAACAACAACAACTGGAAGCGGCACGGAACCCACGCAACAATGTTCCAACGCCCAACAGTGAGTCAGTGCAGCAGAATGCTACGTCTTGGATGAAAGACAATCGTTGGTACGATCCAAGTGGCAAAGATACAGACAGTCGAATTGCAAAAGTAATTGACAATGATTTAGCAAGTGAAGGTTGGGACCCAGCGGATCCAGAGTATTGGGACGAGCTGGACAATAGATTGAAAGAACGCCTACCTCATAGGTATTCGGGAAAATCTGGTGGCGATAGAAATCGTCGAAGCGGAACCTCTAGCGGTCGCTCAGATACAAGTGGAAGCCCAGCGATGGGTAAAAACACTTTTACTTTGAGCCGTGAAAGAGTACAAGCCTTAAAAGACGCTGGCATGTGGGATGACCCAGATAAGCGTGCGAAGGCAATCCGTAACTATGCAGACTTTGACCGTAAGAATCGTAGAGGCTAAAAATGGCAAACAATCGTATATCCCGTGACTTAGATGATCGCCTTCAAGGGCGAGTAGAAGAAATCAAAGATCGGAAGGCTACGGCCTCCGTTACTCCTGATGAAGCAGTGAAGCGTGAAAGGCTGGAGGCCTTTCGGGACAAATGGGCCAACAACGCACTGCCGGACATTCCAGAAGGCTTAGTCCCTGGAATGCACCTCTGCTGGTTATCAACAACTAACCAGTATGATTCAATCGACAAACGTATGGCGTTGGGCTATGAGCCAGTGAAAGCCGCCGCTTTAGGCAAAGGTTTTGACCACTTAGGCAAGATGAGTTCAGGCAGGTTTGAAGGTTGTATATCTTGTAATGAGATGATCCTCTTTATGATTCCAGATGACATCTTCCAAGAAGTAGCGCGAATGTTGCACCACGACGATCCGCTGGAACACCAGCGAAATATCACCGCACAGGTGCGTTCAGCAGCAGATCCAGGTAAAGGTGGACGCTCAATTTTGGAAGGCGGTCTTTTGGAAATGGAAAAAGAGTCGAATAGAGCCGCACACAATATGCGGTTTTAACCCTAAAACTATAAGGAACCAAAAAGATGAGCGCAACTTATGCTCCATTCGGGCTCAAGCCCGTCTACCACCCAAGTGGTCTGGTCCGCAGTTTAAATTACACCGGTGCCTATGACACCGCTGCAATTTTTTACTCCGGCACTCCAGTCGCTTTGGACGAAGCAACAACCGCAGGCACATCAACTCTTGTTGTTGCCAGCAACACCCCTACAGCCAACATGCGCCTCGCTGGTGTATTTGGCGGTGTGGAATACACTGACGCTTCTGGCCGTCGCACTGTTAGCAAATGGTTTGGTCCAGCTTTGGGCACAGCTACTGACATCGTAATGTGGATTTTCATGGACCCAGAAATTGTTTATGAAGTTCAAGCTAACGGCTCATTGACTAACATCGTAGTTGGCCAAGAGTTTAACTTTACTGCAGTCTCGTCAGGTCAAATTATCGGCAACGGTGGTTTGGGTACTTCAACAGCAGCGTTAAGCACTACCGCAGTTGCCGCAGGCACACAAGCTCAAATGCAAGTAGTCAATTTGGGTCGTGCAATCGACAACGCATGGGGTGATGCCTACACTGTTGTTCAAGTCAAACTTGCTAACGATACTTTCGTTGCTCCTAACGTAGAATAATTAAAGAAAGGAAGTAGCTATGGCAACCCCAATGCGTAGTACGGACTTTCGTGCGGTAGTTGAACCTATCCTTAACGAAGTCTTTGATGGTGTCTATCAACAACGTGATGATGAGTGGAAGGGTTTCGTAGACCAGATCACTGGTATCCCACGTAACTATCACGAAGAGGTAATGCTCTTCGGTATGAATACTGCTCCTGAAATGCCAGACGGCACACCCGTCTCGTATGACCAGGGTGGTACTCTGTTTATCACTCGCTTTATTTACAAGATCTATGGCTTGGCATACGCCCTGACCAAAGTTCTGATGGAAGATGGCGATCACATCCGTATCGGCTCCACATTCTCGAAGCACCTCGCTCAGTCAATGATCGAAACTAAAGAGACACTGTGCGCCAACTTGCTGAACTTTGCGTTTACTGCCGGCTACGTCGGCGGTGACGGCGTGACACTGATCAACAGTGCTCATCCGATCTCCCAAGGTCGTACATTCAGCAACCAGCTGTCAACTGCAGCAGCTATGTCTCAGACTTCGGTCGAACAGATGCTGATTCAGATCCGTTCCGCTGTGGACAACAACGGCAAGCGTATCCGTCTGAAAGCAGAACAGTTGATCGTTCCTCCTGCCTTGGAATTCCAAGCTGAGGTAATCCTGAAGTCGGTACTGCGTTCAGGCAGTGCTGACAATGACCTGAACCCAATCAAGTCAACTGGTATGCTCCCTAACGGTGCTCACGTTGTGACCCGTTTGAGCTCCAGCAAGGCTTGGTGGATCCAGACCAATGCAGAGAACGGCCTGATGCTAGTCATGCGTCGTCCTCTGGAGCGCAGCTCAGAAGGCGACTTCGAGACTGACTCAATGCGTTACAAGGCCTCCGAGCGTTATGCGACCGGCTGGCACGATCCACGTAACGTGTACGGCACAATCGGTCTGTAAAGAAAGACTGAGGCCCTTCGGGGTCGTCCCTAGATGCCCCGCCTACAAAGCGGGGCATTTTTTCTTGCATTAATGGGTACTTATAAGTAGAGCTTCAAATGACGCCGATTACCGAATAGCTCACGGTTTACTTCCAGGAGACGGCGCCGTTAATCTTCCCTAGGAGAAGTCATGTCAAGCACATTTACTAGTCCAATTCGGATTTTCAAGCGCAACAACCCAACAAACGACGGCACCATCGCCCCAGACAACACTGGCGTAGCATTGGTAGGACAGCAGCAGTTTTTTGCTCCAATTACAGCGGCTCGTACAGCTGGCGCAATCCCAACATTTAAAGTTGGCAGCACAACAGCCACTGCTCTTACGATTCCAGCTGGATCAATGGTTACCCACGTTTTTTTCTACCAAACTTCAGCACCATCGGCGTTGACAGGCGGTGTGATTACTGTGGCTATTGATGGCACAGACGTAGGTACGCTTACCCCAAACACCACTGGCGGCAGAAGCCAAGTTTCATTTACCGCTACCGCAGCAGTTGCTACACTGTTGAACAACGTCGGCACTTCTGACGTAACGGTCACCTTTACTGCTACTGCTATTACTGCCATCACTGGCACATTGGCAGGTACTTTTGATGTTGAGTACATACCGCGTAATGTAGACGGTTCTATCACAGCATACGGCTCAGGCTACACAAATAGCTAAGGAGATACCATGCGCCAAATCACTGTAGGTACCGATGTATTGGTGCCGATTGATCAGTACATCGCACCAGTCAACGTATCTTACGTTGCAACTGGTGGCGGTACTGTGCAAATCTCGTACACGGACCCATTTCCATTAGATGCACAGGGGTACCCTGTACCCACTGCGCCGACAATGACTTGGGTAACAGCGCCTGCCAGCCCGATTGCGAATCAGCCCTTTAGGGCTATTCGAGTCAATGGCGGAACAAACTCCACGCTTACTGTAATTCAAGCCGGAGTACGTTAATGGGTAACGCCTATTACGGCGGAATCTATTGCGATACGCGCGGGGAGGCTGTCCTCTCCGTCGCGATTTGCGACAGGTGTAGCAGGAAAGTTCCTTACACCTTATTGCGTCCGGACCCAAACTCACCGGGCTTAATGGTATGCCCAGCCGACTTGGATCAATACGATCCATGGCGTCTGGCTGCACGCCAAACAGAAACAATCACACTGCGTCATGCGCGACCTGACGTATCTATTGCCATTCCAGGTAAAGGCAAACCCATCCCCAACGCACCTAACGTGGCGACCATTAATGAGGGTCCGAACATGATTGGTACGGGCGCGGGTGATCCATTTACACCCGCAGAGTACGGCAATGAGAGCACGACGCCTACCCCTGGCAATATCAAGAAGACCTGATCATGGCCGACATAAGCATACTTCAACTACCACCAACGTCATACGTTAACGCGAATGATGTGACGGTAGTTGTTCAAGACGGCATCACAAAGAAAGTATCTGCCAACGTATTTCAAGGCGGCATCATTGGCCCTATTGGGCCTATTGGCCCAGCTGGTCCCACAGGCCCCGCTGGCCCCACTGGCCCCACTGGTCCTCAAGGCCCTCAAGGCACACCAGGACAACAAGGACCTACGGGCCCCGCTGGTGCCGCCGGTACTGCAGGCGCTACAGGAGCCACAGGTGCAACAGGCCCCACTGGCCCCACTGGCGCGACAGGACCATCGGGAACAGGCCCTACAGGCCCTACAGGCCCTACAGGTGCCGCTGGCACAGCAGGCCCCACTGGCCCTACGGGCGCAACAGGACCATCGGGCACAGGCCCTACAGGGCCTACAGGGCCTACAGGTGATATAGGTCCAACAGGTGCAACAGGACCATCGGGCACAGGCCCTACAGGGCCTACAGGGCCTACAGGTGATATAGGTCCAACAGGTGCAACCGGCCCATCAGGCACAGGCCCAACTGGCCCCACAGGCCCTACAGGTGCAGCCGGCACGGCAGGCGCAACTGGCCCTACAGGCCCTACAGGTGCAGCCGGCACGGCAGGCGCAACTGGCCCTACAGGCCCTACAGGGGCAACTGGCCCTACAGGCCCAACAGGTGCAGCGGGTACAGCAGGCGCAACTGGCCCTACAGGCCCTACAGGTGCAGCCGGTACGGCAGGGGCAACTGGCCCTACAGGCCCTACAGGCCCTACAGGCCCTACAGGCCCCACTGGCAGTGGTGACGTAGTTGGTCCAGCTTCTTCGGTTGACTCTGAAATAGCATTGTTTAACGGCACTACGGGCAAACTAATTAAACGTGCAACGCTAACCGGTCTTGTTAAAGCAACAACTGGCGTAGCAAGTGCCGCAACAGCCGGCACTGATTACGTTACTCCCACTGGCACTGAGACACTAACGAACAAACGTATTAATCCTCGCGTCGTTACTGCGGCATCGACTGCGACATTAGCACCAGATATTTCAGCGGGTGATCAATATAATTTAACCGCTCAAGCAGCAGCATTAACTGTTTCTGCTCCTATTGGAACACCTGTAGACGGCAATAAATTAATATTTAGAATATTAGATAATGGTACAGCTAGAGCGATAACGTGGAATGCAACATATACAGCTATCGGTGTGACGCTACCGACTACAACAACAGTAAGTAAAACCACGTATGTTGGTTGCATATACAACGCAAACAACACCCGTTGGGATGTTATTGCTGTAACTACACAAGCGTAAAATTATGCCTACTGTAATCGTTCTAACTTCAGGTTCTGGTAAATTTTTAATACCCGCTGACTTTCCATCGGGTGGCACTTTGCAAGTCGAATGTGTTGGCGCTGGAGGATTAGCCAACGCAGGTGGTGGAGCGTATTCTAAAACAAATGCAATTACAGGAATTAGCCCTCTACAAACTGTTTATTTTCAGGCAGGCGGCACCGGTACTGATTCATGGTTTAACAAAACATCAAACGCGGCACCAACTTCTACTGCTGATGGTTGTTTAGCTAAGGCAGGAACCCCCGATAGCACAACAGACCTTGCCCCCGGAGGACAGGCATCAGCTGGTATTGGTAATGTTAAATACTCAGGTGGTAATGGAGGCACATACGACTCAGAAGATAATAGAGTTTATGGTGGTGGTGGTGGAGCTGCGGGGCCAAATGGTAATGGCGCTAATGCGGGGGGTGTTCCTAATCGTGGTGGTGGTGGCGCAAATGGTGGTAGTACGGGCAGTGGAACTACAGGCGGCAATGGTCGCGGAGGTTCTGGCGGGGGCACAACTGGTAATGGTTCAAATGGTGGCGGTGGCGCAGGTCGTCAGACAGGGGTTTCTACTTCGCCGGGCAGTGGTGGTGTAGATTTGATATGGACTGATTTCGCTGGTGTGCAATGGGGTGTATGTGGTGGCGGTGGTGGGCCTGATGCTGACGGATTGGGTGGTACTGCTTACGGCGGCGGTGCGTGTAGAGCATCTGATATAACTAGTAGTGGTGGTGTTTTTGCTAATCCAAATACGGCTAGAGGGATAGTTGTACTTACTTATGAACCTGTAAGCGCAACGGCTAGTTTTACTGATGTAGTAATTGGTCAACTTGAATCAAATACTGCACAAAACCCATATCAGTATTTAGGTTATTGGTACGTGCCTTTAGGCGTTAGCAGTGTAGACGTTGCAGCGGTTGGTGGATCAGCAACAGCATTAAGTAGTTTTGGTGGCGGTGCGTATGCGTTTAGAACTATCAGCGCTACTGCAGGTGGTCCTTTATATCTTTTTGCTGGGTCGGGGCATCAAACCGCAAATGTAGATACTTGGGTAAATACGTCTAATGCAAAACCTTCCTCTGACTCAAGCAGTGTTGTACTAGCAAAGGGTGCAGTGAGCAACACTGGAGGCACATCAGCTGCCTCATACGGCTCTACTAAATTTTCAGGCGGTAACGCTGGAGCAGCCAATATTCGCGCTGGAAATGGTGGTTCAGCTGGCCCAAGTGGCACAGGCAAGAATGGTGGTACTGGAATCACTTCAGGAACAAATGGACTTGGTGGCGGCGGCGGGGGAGCCAATGGAGGTAGTTCGACCGCAGGCAGCAATTCAGGAACATATGCCTCTAGAACTGGGGGAGCTGGTGGAAATAATCGACTAGGATCAGGTGGGGGAACTGGCGCGACTAGCACCGTTAATGCAACCAATGGTTCCAATGGAGGTGGTGGAGGTGGTGGTTCTTTAAACTCAGGTGCAACTGCAGGTTTATTAGCGGGATATGGCAGCATTGAAAGTATTTGGACTTCATCTACAGGGGATGTTTACGGAGTAAATGGCGGTAACGGCGGACAGTCTGTAAGATCAAATAATGCTCAAGGTTTTGTTACACCTCCTAGCACTACTGTAATTGGTTCAGGATCAGCGGATAAAGGTTTGATTGTTTTTACCTTTACGTATGTTCCTCCAGTGGTTACTAACAAAGGCAACTTTTTTATGTTCTTCTAAACTATGATAACTTTCACTTGGTCAGTCACAAAAATAAATTGTATTTCTAACCAAAATGGAAATGCAAACGTGGTTAAGGACGTACACGTAGCCTGTACCGGTGTTGACGGTGAGCACACATTTTCAATCACAGGCTGTTACGGATTAGAGTATAATGAGGATAGTTTTATCCCATATAACGAATTAACCGAGGAGCAGGTTTTAGGGTGGGTGTGGGGTTCTGGTTGCATAAATCAAGAAGCAATTGAGTCTGCCATTGATCAAAAAATCCAAGAAATTATTGATCCGCCTATCGTCAGTTTGCCTTTGCCTTGGTAAAAAAGGAAACTAGTTAAATGAAGATAGCAGTTTACGCGATATCTAAAAATGAAGAGGCCTTTGTAAAAAGGTTTTGTGATTCCGCAAAAGATGCGGATCTCATTCTTATAGCGGACACAGGCTCGACTGACAAAACAGTAGAACTAGCCAAAGAGTGTGGTGCTGTGGTGTATAACATCAGCGTCAAACCATGGCGTTTTGATGTGGCGCGTGAGGCCTCATTGACGTTAGTGCCTGCCGATTATGACGTGTGTATTTGCTTAGACTTAGATGAAGTGATGGAGCCAGGTTGGCGAGAAGAAGTCGAAAGACTTTGGAAGGACGACACAACACGATTGAAGTATAAATTTGACTGGGGCAGCGGTGTCGTATTTCATTCTGATAAAATTCATTCACGTTCTGGTTATCGTTGGAAGCATCCCTGCCACGAAATTCTTGTACCGACCACTGGCTTTACAGAAAGCTATGAGTGGACTGACAAACAACTAGTCACACAT